TTCTGAATTTTGTATTCCTAATTTTTCAAAAGCTAAATAACCTTGTTGTATTGTTTGAGGTATAGTTTCTTGGTATCTTTCTTTTTTAGCTCTGTCTTTTTCGTTTACTGGAACATACTCCATAAATTTTTCCATTGCTTTTGCAGTAGCCTCATCTTTTGATAATTTAATATTTTTGTGTGGAGCAAGTTTTCTTTGATTAGGATTAAAGGACCAGATGTCATGTGAGTAATGAAATTGAACTGCATCATTAACTGCAACACCAGCTGCCATGTTTGCATTGCCTTCAAATTCTCTTCTTTGTTCTTGTGTAGAAAATAAATATCTAAAAGCATAAATACCTAAAGGCATTGAGCTTGAAGTGGGGGAGTGATGGTTAATTTTTAAAAGTTCGTTTAATTTTTGAAATCCGTCTTGTTGTAAAGTTTCTAAAGGATCTATTATTTGTGTTTGTTTAATCATGGAGTAGTGATACTCCGACAAAAACTTTTATAATATGTGAGGTTGGGTTGTTTGGTTTGGTTTCTTACTTACTTGAGATTTTTTTCTTTACGATAGTTTCGGTTCTTTCGTCAGTTTCCGCTTCTTGGAACATCGAGACTTTTAGCCATTTTATTACAGATGCTCTTTGATAAAGAATAACAAGATTATCTTTTAAAAACATTGGTCCTCTTAATTTTCCTTCGTCTATGCTGCACGATCTAAAATTTTCTAACATTCCTTTATCAAGTCCGAACTCCGTTTCTACTTCTGCTGGTCTAATAAACGCTTTTAACTGTTGAGGAGTGTAGTCTTTAAAGATCATTAATTTGCTTCCTCTGGAGGCTGGTTTTGTGCCTCCTCATATTCCATATCATCTTCGATGGCTGCTATAGCATCATCAACTACTTGTTGCTCTTGTTTAGATAACTCTATTTTTAATTGCTTAACTTCTTCTTGTAATTTAACTCTATCTTCTCTTTTTGCTGGACCGTAAGCAGCTGTACTTAAAACTTTTTCAAATTTTTTATTAGCTCTTATTAAATTTTGAATTTTTCTGTTTGTCATATCTTCAACAACATCATCAGTCATTTTTTCTTGAACATTAAAGTAATCGCTAAAGTGTTCAAATGCTTTACCTTGTAGAGCTGCATTCATTGCTAATTTTTTAAAATCTTCAATACTTTCAAAATCTTGTTTTCTATTTCTTGTATAGATCTCATCATAAGCTTTTAAAATTTCTGCTTTCATTGGATCATTCATTTTAGAATTAGAAATTAAAGCAACTACTGGAGCTACAAATTCTGGTTTAATATCTTCTATAACTGTTCTTTGACCTTCTGCTAAACCAAGAAAATCTTCATAACTATTCATATCTTCATCTGGTTCAACACCAGAAATATCTATAACTGCTGGATCTATGCTTTCGATGTCAACAGTTCTACCATTTTTATTTTTTTTATAAGTTCCGATAAAATATCTTAATCTAGTTTCTTCATCATGGAAATTTTTAATTCTAGTACCAACAACAACTATTTGATTTTCAAAAACTAATGGTTCAACTGAATTATAATAATAAGCAATATGACCATGTAAGCCAGAGTTAGGACAGTCAATCGCAATAGCTTTAACATCAGGTCTATAAATTTCTCTTGGACAATTAACATTATCAATTTCTTGAGTGACAGTTATCTCACTAGCATAAACAGAAAATTTATTTAACATTCTCATTTCTTGAGTATCAGTAGATCCCCAGACTGGAATATTTAAATTATTAAAAAGTATTTCTGCTGGATCACAACCTAAAGCTTTTGCATACTTGATCGCAACCTCTCTTGAAATTTCAAAAGTTCCTTTAAGATGTCTAAATAAAGTTGTCTCNTTTATTTCTGCAAGTTGAGCTACTTGCTTTAATGACATTTCACTTTCAATAATTTTTTGATTTAATAATTCTGATGGAGTTGATACATCGTAAAGACCATAAGTATTATTTTTATAAACACCTAAATTTAAAATACTTTTACCAGCTCTATCTTTTGCTGGAGTATTCATTAGCTGCATCATAGTTTTATTCCATTCACTATTAAATTGTCTTTCTAAATTAAGACCTATTTTTGACGCTTGTCTGGCAGATGCTTTGTAAATTATATCTTGAGGACCAAGAAATATTTTTGAATAAATCTTATTATTAAATGTAAATTTAAAAACCGCTCTTGCAACAACACTATCTTTTGCCATTGTCATTTCGATTGTAGGAAGTTCTCTTCTTTGAAGATAAGTAGAAATTAATTTGCTTTCACTAACATCTTTTGGAAGTTTTGGATCAAATCTTGGTTCGAATTTCATGTATAGGCTTTTATAGAATACTGGCATATATGCAACCTTTTATTAATACATATGCAGTTTTTTCTTGCTTATCTATCTCGGTCCTATAATGGCTATTTATATGGTTAAAAAGGTCTATTTTAAAGGCGTTAAGTTCTCTGGATATTCAGCTTGGCATAGAAATCAGCATAATTTGCTTAATTTTTCGGATATTGATCAAGTTTCCTCGTGTAATGCTTGTTTAAAACCACTATTTTTGGCTGAAACCGTATTTGATAATGGTCAAGGCTGGAATAAACCTCACAAAGTTACAAAGCAATTAGCAGACATGGCTGGAATACCAGCTTTTATTGTTTGGTATAAATTGATTGAGGACCAGATGGTTTATGTCCATGTTAAAAAAATTGCACCAGATTATAAGGATGGCTACGCATCAGATCCAATAAAGCTAGATCCTGATCAATGGCTTCAGTTCCTGGAGCATAAGCAAGTTGAACATTATCCAAATTGCACCAAACAAAGTTTCTTTAATAAAAAATTAATCGAAGATCCAATAGCTAAAAGGAGAAAAGCATTTGCGCCAATTTTACATAAGTGATCCTAGAATGTTTGAACTTAAACTTTCAGATTTTGATTTTAAATTATATTCCTACCTTTGCAAAAACTATGATCTTAAAAGATTAACACCGTTTGTAAGAATGATTGATTGTGCGGACCATATGATAGTTCCGCTGCCAAAGATTAAGGAAGCACTACAAAGATTATCAATTCAAAATATTGATTACAAACCATTGATCACACATAAGAACTTTACTTATTTTGATATGCCTAGATACAAACATTTTCTTGAGACAATAAAGTTTCAAAAGAATTTTAGTAATAAAGGTTTCAATAAAGTTAAACAAAATATTTACACTTATCAAAACGGTAACTATGACAATTGAAGTTCAACTTAAAACCGCTGTATATGCTTTTACAAACCTTGTCAGTTTAATTGATGAGGCAGCAAGGACTGAACGGTTCTTGAGTGGTCCTAAACCTCCTAGAGCTGCTAGTATGTATGATTTGCTCCAGACAACATATATGCAAGGCGACTGGGCTTTTTATGAAAAGCAATTGCTAAAGTTAAGAGCGACACCTCGACAGATCACCAGGTGGGAGTTCGCTATTGAAGCTCTGATTGCGGTGGATGCAGAAATTAGTAAAGATCCTATACTTGATAGACAATTGATTTGGATGAGAGCTAATAGATTTAAGTGGACAGAGATTGGTAAACACTTTGGTTTTACAAGACATCAAGTTAGAAATAGATATGAGAAAGTCCTAACTAGGTTGTGTAATAAAATAAAAATAAATCAAAAAAAGTATTGCAAATTAAACACTATCTTGTACTTAATTAGTTAATCTTCAAATCTTTTTATACAAATAATCTATCCTATAAACAAAGTTACAATACGTTATTGAATATCTATCCAGGTACAGTATAATCATAACTATATAGCTTGTACTTAAAACCGTACCAGAACGGATTTCAATATATATAAATTTTATTCTTAATAATCCTAAAACCGTATATGGCAGCAAGACACAAATACAGACTGCAATGTCAGACAATTAATAAACAGAATAAACTTCCTTGCAAAGCATCAGGTATCAGAATGAAGAATGGAAACATCAGATGCAGAATGCACGGAGGATGGTCTACTGGA